AGCGCTCATGGGTCACTAAGAAGAACCATGGGCTTAAGGTGAAGCAAAAGCTGCGTAGTGGTCTTGAAGAGAAGATCGCTGCGCAGTTGGATGAAGCGGGTATGGCATACGAGTATGAAACTCAGAAGCTTGAGTACGTAATCCCGCACTCCTACAAACCTGATTTCATTTTAAGCAATGGGATCATTGTGGAGGGAAAAGGACTTTTCGATTCTGCAGACCGCACCAAGCATCTGGCAGTGAAAGCAGCCCATCCCGAGAAGGACATCCGCTTCGTATTCTCCCGTAGTTCAAGCCCCTTATACAAGGGATCAAAGTCTACCTATGCCTCATGGTGTGTACGCCACGGCTTCCTTTATTCCGACAAGGTTGTCCCCGAGGCTTGGTTAAAAGAGAGAAAGAAATGACACAGACTCAGCAAATCCTGAAGCACCTCCGCAAGGCCGGTTCCATCAGTCAACGCGAAGCAATCATCGACCATAGCATCCAGTCCTTGACACGCCGTATCACGGACCTTCGGGACGCAGGGTTCAACATCGAATCCCACTGGAAGAAGCACCCGGTCACTGGTCAGTACTACACCCGTTATACCTTGGGTACCCCGGAGATCCTCTGATGATCGTCAAGGTCAAGCACACGAAGAACGGCAACGTGAAGATCACGATGAGCCTCGAGCAGGCTCAGTACCTCCGTAATGGGCTCATTGAGGCCGCCTACGGTGCTGACAAGTACTCGGGCATGCAGAAAGAGGTCCTTCTTCACATTGATGACCAGTTGGAGAAGGCTGGCGTCACGTTCTAAACACAAAGAGAGAGATATGAAAGTAGCTGACATTGAGGTCAAGCTTTTGGATTCCATGGGCACGGACCTTAGTGTCGCTAACGTGGCCCGGGTTTCCTTCGACAAGCAACACGATGAGTTGACCGATGGTGACGTGAAGCTCATCAACTACCTTGCGACCCATGACCACTGGTCACCCTTCGCTCACTGCTTTGCATCCTTCCGGATCAAGGCACCGCTGTTCGTAGCTCGGCAACTCGTTAAACATCAGGTTGGCCTTAGTTGGAATGAGGTGAGCCGTAGATACGTGGACAGTGAGCCTGAGTTCTATATGCCCAAGGAACTCCGAGGACGCGCTGAGAACGTGAAGCAAGGTAGCGGAGAAGCCTTAGGCTACCAGGGACATCTGAACTGGATCAGGTGTAATTCAAACGCTGCATTGGAGGCCTACAAGGACCTTCTCGGTAACGGCGTAGCGCCCGAGCAGGCCCGTATGGTCCTCCCGCTTAACACGATGACCGAATGGATCTGGTCGGGTTCCCTCATGGCCTTCGCTCGTGTCTGTCGTCAACGTCTCGATCCCCATGCTCAATACGAGTGCCGTCTGGTTGCTGAACAACTGGATGAACGGCTTCGTTGGGCTTTCCCTGAATCAATGGCTGCACTTCTGGATAACTAAGATGAAATACAACCGTGCATTTATCGCTGCAGTCTTTGAGACCGCGAGTAACTTTGGAACCGAGGCGGCTGAGGAAGTCTTCAACAAGCTGTTCGATGTCTACCCGCCCTTCGAAGAAACTGTGCCGGTGCCTGTGAAGAGCCTTGTTGACTTGCGCCGTGAACTCAACCGCAAGGCCGCGAGTGGTTTCGTCTACATGAGCAATGTTAAGCAGGTGATCAGGGAAGTGGGTATCCCGTACGAAGGAAGCCCCTTCGCTGTCGCGTGGATCAAGTCGTACCGCGAGCAGGCTGGTGTTAGTCTGAAGGAATCCAAGGACGTGCATGACTTCGTTCGTGACAATCCTGAAGTCCTCTCGGTTGAATGATATGCGCAAAGCAAAACTGCTGGTCGACTTCAGTGAGGTCGATGGTCCCGCGTGGTCCCTTGGGGCAACCGTGGAGGTCCATGGAATTACCGAGGGGATCCTTGGGGTCCAGTACAGCGTTACATCTTCCGAGGGGTCCCGAGGCCTTGTGTATCCCCGTGAACTTGAGTTCGTAGGAAACGATTGAGATGGAACGCGAAGAGTCCTCCCTGATTCGCAAGGGACCGTGCGATGCGTGCGGCTCTAGCGATGCAAATGCCCTGTACTCAGACGGCCATACACACTGCTTCTCGTGTGGGCACTACGAGCGGGGGGATGGAACTGTACCTACAAGAGGAAGAAAGAAAGTGGCTGCAAATCTGGACGAGTATTCCAATGCCGAAGTTCAAGGCATCCCTCCGCGTCTGATCAGTGAGGAAACATGCCGCCAATTCGGTGTTCGTATCGGCCAGCATGAAGGTAAGAAGGTCCACATGTATCCGTACATCAAAGACGGTGAAGTGGTGGCCTGTAAGGTCCGTGATGCCAACAAGGAGTTCTCCTTCATTGGCGAAGCGAAGCGCCCCCCTATGTTTGGTCAGAACCTGTGGGACAAGGGTAAGAAGATCGTCTTGTGCGAAGGCGAGATCGACTGCTTGACCGTATCACAGTTGCAGGGTGGCAAGTGGCCAGTGGTGTCGATACCTAACGGCGCCCCTAGTGCCAAGAAGGACGTGGCGAGGCAGATGGAGTTCTTCGAGAAGTTCGAAGAGGTCGTCATCATGTTCGACATGGACGAACCCGGGCGGGAAGCAGCGAAAGCGGTGGCAGAACTGTTCCCCCCGGGCAAGGCTAAGATCGCCTCCCTTCCCCTGAAGGACCCCAATGATTGCCTTAAGGCCAACAAGGGTCAAGAGGTCATCCAGGCTATCTGGAATGCAAAGGCGTATAGGCCCGATGGGATCGTAGGTATCTCGGACCTTTACGATGAACTGGACCGTGAGATCGAGAAGGGTCTCCCGTGGTTCCTCCCGAAGTTGACTGAGTTGACCCATGGTCGCCGTTGGGGTGAGGTCTACGGTTGGGGTGCTGGTACTGGCATTGGCAAGACAGATGTCTTCACACAGCAGATTGCTTTCGATGTGACCGAGTTGAACCAGAAGGTCGGACTGATCTTCCTGGAGCAGCAGCCTAAGGAAACCGCAGCACGCGTAGCTGGAAAGGTGAAGGGCAAGAGGTTCCATGTTCCCGACGCCAATTGGACCCGTGAGGAACGCCTCGGGGCCGTTAAGGAACTCGAGGGCAAGGTGTTCCTCTACGATTCCTTCGGGGAAACCGCGTGGGCCGTTGTGGCCGCCAAGATTCGCTACATGGCACACGCTGAGGAAGTCCGCATCTTCTACGTGGATCACCTTACGGCCATGGCGGATACCGCAGATGAGCGCGGCAGTCTCGAGCAGATCATGAAAGAGATGGCAGGACTGGCTCAGGAGCTACGAGTCATCATTCATTTCATCTCGCACCTTAGTACACCTGAGGGCAAGAGCCATGAAGAAGGCGGCCATGTATCCATCAAGCACTTCAAGGGCGCACGGGCAATCGGCTTCTGGAGCTTCTTTATGTTCGGACTCGAGCGAAATCAACAGGCTGAGGATGAAGAAGAGCGCAGCACGACAACCCTTCGAGTACTGAAGGACCGCTATACGGGCCAAGCTACCGGCGCCCTGATTCGCCTTGGGTACGACAGGATCACTGGTCGGCTCTATGACAAGCAAAGTGACTTCACGCCTGAGGCTGACCCTGAGGCTTACTCATTCTAAAGAGAGAGAGAAATGATTAACGAACACGATATTGCAGACTTCCAAGACATTCCCGAGGAAGAAAACCCGTACCTGTTGGCTGAGTTCCATTCGGCCACTTGCAACGGACCAGCACAGACGAAGATCGAGAAAGGCTACTTCAATGAGGCAGCCCTGTGTATCACGCAGGACAACCTTGGCTCCCGTAGCTTCGAGAACGACGAGGACATGGTGGTCCTTGACCGTCTCGCACAGCACACGCTGTACATCATCCTGAAGGCTCGCTTCGAGGAGCATGCAGATGCCCGGTGATCTCCTTCAACTCATCGTCATCCTGCTTGGGTGCCTCGGGATCGTAGCGGCCTTCGTGGGTCTCATCCATTACTACGCTGACCTTCTGGACAAGGCCTTCAACGTCGACGAGTACCTCGAAGACCCTGACATCAAATAAAGGAACTGTATGCGGACTACCCTGTTCGATTTGGAGACCAATGGACTCCTGCAAGACGTAACGAAAATCCATTGCATCTCCGTGAAAGACCTCGAGACAGGGGAATGCTTCCGCTATGGACCTGAGAACGTACACCTGGGTGTGTACTATCTTCAAGAGATGGCAGACCAAGGGATCCTTGCTGGTCACAACATCATCTCGTATGACATCCCTGTCATCCAGAAGTTGTACCCAGGGTTCACCGTGGATCGCACGAAGGTTGTCGACACGTTGGTCAAGTCCCGCCTGTTCTTCCCTGACCTGAGCACCCGCGATGGTGGCCATGTGAAGGCCAAGGTTCTCCCGAGTTCCCTTGTGGGTTCCCATAAGCTAGAGGCTTGGGGTTATCGCTTGGGACTCCAGAAAGGTGAGTACGCAACTGACTTCAAGGAGCGATGGATCGAGATGAATGTCGGGGAGGCCCTTGAGGAACACCTGTGCTCCCTTACGCCCAAGGCCATCGAGAAGCTCGACCAGTCCGCATGGATCACCACTTGGGGAAAGCAGAACTACCCTGAGGGCCTTGAGTGGCTCGAGTACTCCGAGTCTATGGGTGACTACTGTGACCTCGACGTTGAAGTCACTGAGGCCCTGTACAAGCACCTGGAGACCATTGAGTACTCACAGGAAGCTGTGGACCTGGAGCACGCTGTCCGCTGGTACTGCTCGATGATGGAGCGTAGCGGTTGGCCCTTCGATGTCCAGGCTGCTGCCAAGCTGTACGCGACCCTTGCTGTAGAGCGTGATGCTATCCGTCAGTTGATGATGGAAACCTTCCCGCCCCTCGTGGAAGAACGGTTCTCCCTGAAGACTG